ACTTGAATGTCGGCAGCTTTGATCTCAATCTCTTTCTGTTTAAGCTGCATCTCCATTTGGTCTATCGACTCCTTGGGGTTGGGTTGGTCAGGTACTTGATCGGGATCAGTCAAGAAGTCTTCAACATTCTGGAAGCCCATATTCTTTATGAGTGCTGCTCCCATGTTATAAAGATTCTTCTGATTCACAATCTTCAGACCACCCTTCATTGCATCACCCGCGAAGGAAAGCATAGTGGAAAGGTGCATCATTTGCTGATCACGATTACCGCTTCCTATTCCTACGGAAACAGTACAATCGTATCTATCCTGCCACATGTCTGGTCTGACTGTGATAAAGTTATTTCTCAGCATGATGATCCTTTCGTGATCCTGATTCTTTTGTATTAACTCAAATATATTGAGCATCAACTCCTTCACACCAGTCTCTGCGAAACTCCTGGCAATCAGTTCAACGCGGGACTGTGCTGCCGTCATCGTGGCAGACACAGCCTGTGCTGTGGTGTGGGAGGTTAGTGCATTTTCATTTAGACCCTGGCTGTACTTACTGACACCGGATCTTGATTCCCTCAGCCTGTCAAGGTAGTCAAGCATCTGAAATGAACTCTGTTCAAGCTGTGGTGTGGCAAGTGGCATGATTGCATTTGGTGACTTGACTCTCACTATACCGCCCGGTCTTTGTGTGAGCAGATCATCCAAATTAGCTTGCCCCTCTAAAATAGCATATCTACCAAAGTTCTGGTTGTACATGTTATCCATGAGGTTTCGCGTCAATACAGATTTTATCAACTGAATTGACATCACAAGATCCGCAATCGACAACCCAAAGAACTTATGCGGGATCTTAATCGGTGTAACACTGACAAACGGAATCCTGTCAATCGGGTCATCTGAAAGAACCTGACTGCCTACCGTTGTAATCTTCCTTAACTCAGCAATGCCATCACCATCTTCATCTATACGAATGTAGCTCTCATGTAGCCAGTATGACTTTAACTCTTCACTGTCAGCAGCATCACCCCAACCTGACCAAAACTTAGCGGAGTCATCGAACTCATACCTTGCTAACCTTTCTGCGGAGAACGCATCTATGTCCGTATCCCCACCACCCATCGCTTCTACATCATCTATTTCAAATCCCATCTCCCTCAATTGGGAAATAGTTTTAAGTACGCGATGACAGACAAACCTTGCCTCTTGTATTGTCTTGGACTCTCTGGAAATAAGGAACTCATCAGGTGGAACATTCTCTATCTTTACTCTTCCTGAATCTCTCCTTCGTTTGATGACAACATCATGGAACTCACCTTCCTCTTCCATTCGTGGAGTGTGCTCGATGATCTCAACATCATCATTCATAATGAGCATATTGAATTCTACTTCATCGAGATTACTGTACTCCTCCCGATTCCATTCCTCTGACTCATCCCACCAACACTTAACGATACCATTCTTTTGTAGAAGTGCATCAGTGAACCAGGAGTAAAGGATTTCCCAACCAGGGTTGTCACGCATGAAAACATAATTAACGTAATCCGTGGCTTGCTTGGCTGACTCTACATCCTCTGGACCCTGCGGATTGAAAACAACCACCTCATCACCTGATGCAAAGATCTTCATCAAGGAAGGTTTGATCCATTCAATCGTGTCCATGACACTGGAGTCTACATACTGGCTTCTTCCTTCCACCTCATTACCGAAGGGAAGACCATAGTAGTAAAGCATCGCATCTTCACGCTGTTTGGAGATCTCACCACCATACCCAAGCGAGTCTGTTATCTCTCCTTGTATCCTGCTTAGAATTTCTGCATCAGTTAATTTCATACAATACCCATGTTTTTATATTCAATTTCCTTACTCCAGTCTTCTTCCCCACCAGAGATTCCAAATCTATCCATTGATTGAAATGCGTACCTTGTTGCTGACATTAAGTCATCCCTCACGGGTACGATCTTGCCAGCTTTCCTGTGATACATCCTGAACTCCTCAAACCAGTCAGAAAGTGTGGAAAACACCTTAAATCGGTCATTTTCCATAGCTTGAAGCATAGCCATTATGCCTGTTTCTATGGAGTTTCCACCCTTCTTTTCCCCTAATGCAGGGGGATTTGTGAAGTGATCAAGGAGCATGTTGATACCATGACTCCTGTATTGGTCTGCTAGACCTGGATTCCCCATAGAATCCTTCCTGTTTCCATCATGGGGAAATACCATTGGTATCCAATTGGGTCTGGTTTTGATGTAACCAGAGTGAACGTGAGGTGTGGCTTTGGACATTCTGTGACAATCGTAGAGATAGTATACATCCTCATCCTTATCCCATGCCAACCACACTACTGCTGTGGGATGATCGTAACCAAAGTCTATCGCTGATAGTCTAGCCCACTCCATCGGTATTTCAAAGGGTTCTATTATAACTTTATCTTCCTGTACGGGGAAGACTAAGCCCGAACCTATAGAGGGTCTACCGTATCTCCTCATCTCCCTCTCATGGGGAGAATAGGAAGAAAGGATCTGCTCCATCACCAATTCGTTAAGGTGCCCATTCTGTCCATTCATGGAGATGACTTTCTCTGAAGCATCATCCCATGTGGCATTTGTTAGAGACTGACCCTGTTGGAGGTTGTTCATGAAGGATGCAACTGTCTCTGTCATGCCTTGCTCGGGGGTGAATGTCATATAAACCATCCCCCTTCTATCAAGCGTACGGGTAACAGCTTGTGAGTATATATCCCTTGAAGGTTCCTCGTCAAGCCAGATCACATCTACGGATCTGCCCTGCCACTTCTCTACTCCCATCTCATAGGCTTTGAAGAATAAAGAAGAGTTCCCTCCGCTAACATGCTTAATGAGTGCCACACTCTTAGCGTTAGGTACTCCAGGTTTTCTCTCGGTCTTTATTATTAGATTTTTCGGTATAGTACCGGAACCGAAAGCCTCTGGATCATCGGGGGAACCCAATAATTCAAACTGAACAATGTCTCTGGTTGTCTCGTTGGAGACACCACCAGCCCAGGCTATCACGGGTTGGCGATAAACCCTCCCTTTCCACCAATCTGGATAGTAGCCAGTTAAGTGATAGGAAAGCTCCATACTACCACAGAATGATTTTCCAATTCTGTTAGCAGCCATGAGAAGTCTTTGGTTGCACTCCTTCCCTGTTTTATGGAAGGTGGATTGGTATGGGTAGGGATCGTATGTATCAATCCTATTATACCTCTCCCTTCTACGTTGTTCACGTAAAAGTTCTAAACTTCTAATGTTTGAGGAGTGCGCTGAGTTCTCTTTGGATTTCCTCATCTGACATTCGCTCTACGTTTGTCTGTTCAATGCGTTCTACAGGTTTCAATCCCGCTCTATCCAGAAGATCCTTGATCGCCCCAAGGCGAACGCTTTCGCTCTCTGCCTTCTGTGCCAGTTCTGTAAGCCAATGGATGCTTGCGGGAACCTTGTCTTGAAGTATCTTTTGAGTCTGTTCATGTATTTCATTGCTGAGAAGTTTCTTGAGTTCGTATCCCTTCTGTTTAGCTGTCTTTTCAGAATAGCCAGCTTCCACTGCAGACTTAGCTGCATTTCCAGTAAGTGAATAATACTCAACAAATTTCTCTTGTCGTTCGGTCACCGCCTCCCTCCTCTCCTGTCTTCAAATGCCCAGGGGTCTACAGTCTTCTTCTTCTTCTGTATGGTTGGCATGAAAGAGAAGCTATCTACTTGAGCTGTAATATCCTGTAATGCTTGGCTACCAGGAGTGGTGTATCTGGCAACGATAGTAGGATCAACCTTTGCTAATTCTACTATAGCCTTCAGCTCATTCTTCACCTTCTTTCCTTTGGAAGCATTGTCTAATGCTTTCTTGACTTCTGATGCTACCACGACTTGTTCCTCAACTGAGGTGCGCTTTTCCTTTGGTTTCTTTTTGATTACTTTAACGCGCTCTTCGCTGACTTCCTCTTCTTCATCACCAACCTCTGGACCGCCAATCGTGTAACCGCCAAGACTTGGGGTAAAACCCGCATCACCAATAAACGGAGAAGTAGCTGGCTCCTCAACCATACCACCTATACCAGATGAAGTAGTCGGTGGGAACCAAGTGGGTTCTCGTTGCTCTCTCTCAAACTCCACATCCCTGGAAATAGATGCTTCTGCTGCTGGAATAAGATCAGCTATCCTATTCTGTAATGCTCCCCAAAATCCTTTAGGGGCATCCTGGACTCCTCTTATAGCCTCTTGACGCTGTTCTATAGTGGGTCTAGCCCAACCGTATTCATCAGGATCAATGAAAGCACGTTCATACCATTGAGCCATTTGATCTTGGACATTATAGTCTGGAACAATATCAGAACCCTCACCAACTGGAGATGAGTATGTTAAAGCACTCAAAGCAGCAGGTATAGGAGTTTTACCAATAACTGAGCGTACAAAAGGTGCTGCCTTCATTACAGTGTTTAGAGTTTGCTGAGTGCGGGAAGGCACATCATCCTTAGTAAATCCACGGAAATCTACATCTCCAGGTTTAGGTATTGACCCATCTGCTCTTGCTGTGCTGGATGTTAGAACGTTCCCCTGCTTTAGCCATTGATTCAGCTCTTTGCCTGACAATGCAGTACCTGGCTTCCAAGTAACATTAGATGCCATACTTCTCTCGCCCACATCAAATAACCCTGCTGCTGCATCCCTATCTATCTGTGCTTCTACTGATTCATCTAGTACGGGTAATGATTCTTGAGCATCTTTATACGCTCTAAGTGCTCTCTCAGCATTTGATATTTGTGACTCTAGCATCTCTGGTGTACCACCCCTCCCTGAAGCACTTTTTATATTTTCCTGCACTGTCTGAGCAGCACCCCATAATGCAGGATTTTGTGCTGGCAAATATCCTAGTTGCTTCCCTAAAGCTGCCTTCAATCCACCCTGAAGACCAAAAGTATCGCTACCCATAGCATGTCCGGGTATAACACCAGTATCTACATCTGAAACATACCCTAAATCTTCAGCGTTGACCCTGCCAGAAGCAACCAACATATCAGTCCAATTCCTGTATAGGTCAAAATCACTAGGGGCACTAATAGCAGGATTTATCATTCTGCTAGTAAAGGCAGAACCCCCAGGTGTATCGGGATATATTATATTACCTCTATTCCCAGACATCCCACCCCACGGACCCATTTGTGTAGTTGTTTGTGGACCACCCTGCAAAACCCCCAAGTAAGGTCTAACAGAACCAGGATGAGCTGGCATAAGCTGTGCCATCTCTGCATCTATAAATGCTTTAGGATCACCAAAGACACCCTCATCGACTGTGGGCAAAATACCAAGCGAATATCCAACTGGCATATTACCTGGAACCTGAGTTCCTACTTGCTTGTAATTCTCAATTTGCTCCTCATTCCACCCCTTTGCTCTCAGACTGTCATCAAATTTCTGTAAATTTTCTTCAGTCCATCCTTCCGGTACAAAGGTTGGTTGTGCTGCCAATGCTTGTGTTACTGCATCAACCATTACTTAGCCATCCTCTTGAATGTCTGTGCTAGTCTAGCTTGCTGTTTTGTCAGCTTAGAAGCCTTAGATCCCTTCTTAAGGACTTTCCTGGCATATGCCTGTACAGACATACCATTCCTCTTAGCTTTCGCTGTGAACGCTCCTGGTCGCTTTACAGCACCCTTAATCCAATCAGCCATTAGAGATTCCTTACAGACACCTTCTTATATTTCTTATGTCTGGAACCACTGCCCGCACCTTCACCCCCTAAAGACTTCATCATAGTATCCCAGGGTTCCTGTGCT